ATTAAACCTTAAAAGTGTCAAGTTTTTGTCAATTATTTGTACTTAATAAAATACAAGTAATCTCTAATCTAACAAGTGTAACAAATACACAAAAAAAAGAAAATAATAATAATATAAGTAATTAATACAATAATAAACAATAAACTACTATATATAGTATACTATATAAGCGAGTAAGTACAAAAAAAAGAGTATATAAAAGTAGTATAATGTATTTTAAGGTATAAAATAGGCACTTTTAGGGTTATATAGTAATAAATAAGTACTATAATACAATATTACTATAGTAATACAATATAAAACCATTTTTAAGCATAAAAAAAGACTAGTAAAATAGTCTTTAATCTTTAAATAGTACTAAGCTATGCTTTTTTAATATTTTCAAATCTTGCAAGCTTGTAGTTATGTTATTGTAAACTTGTGACTTCTTATAATAGTTTTTTAAATCATTAAGCGCTTGCTTTAAGTTAGTATATTCTTTTAAGTACCTAATATCATTTAATTTACAATCGTACTGGTAAAGTGTGTAAAAGTGTTTAGTTTTCATTTACTACATCGCCCCATAATTTTAGAATTTTCTTTTCTTCTTCTTCTTTAATTGATATAATTAAAGAATTTAATAATATATCTAACTTTTCTTTAAAGTTTTTATAATAATGATATTTTTCTTTTAATTCTTCAAACATTTTATTGTAAATATCAACTAATTCTTTTGGTACTTGTTTGCCAAATGTGCGGTAACCGGTTACAATTAAAGTATTATTATCAATTTTATAGACGTCGGCGTTCCAACCATACACGCCAGCTGTGTAGTAGTCCGCTTCAATAAATTCTAATATTTTCAGCTCGCAATACCCAACACAATAAATATTTTTGAAATTCTTTTTTAATTCTTTTTCACTTATTCTTATTTTCATTTTTTTATAACCTCATTTCATTTTTTTATTTTTTCATATCCAACGCGTCCAACACACTTTTCAATTAATTATACAAGTAGTTGTATTCATTAATCAAGTCATTGATGTCAAACATCATATTGTCAAGTGTTACGTTCCAAATACAAATGAAGAATTTTTTTAAGTTTTCATATTTACAAGCTTTTAAGTTTAGCTTGTCACAAAAAGTAACATATCCATTTGTAAAGTCTTTTTGGCCTTGTAAAGTTAAGTTACTTTTTAACTCTTTAACAATTAATTGATACTTTTTCATTTTCTCACCTCTTTCCACTTAAAACCTTTTGTGTCTCTTGCTTTAAGTACTTTAATTGTATCACTTTTTACATACAATGTCAACGTTTTTTTTCACTTTTTTTATTTTCTTTTTCTTTATCCTTATTATATATACAAAAGTTTTTTTGATTTTTTTATAAAAAGTTTTCTATTTTTTCCATTTTTCAAAAATGGCGTGATATAATGTAATCACTTAACACGCAAAGACTAGCTAAAGTCCAACGTGCTGAGTATTGCTATTTTACAACTACTTTACACACTTTACACTCATTTGACGTTCCATTGTCATTTTGTTGACATTGCGTGAAATTTTCGGGGCTTGTGAGTTGTGAAATGTCTGGAAATATTTTGCTAGAAAATGTGGAATATCTGGAAATAAAGTGCTAGAGAAAGTGTAAAATAGTCTAGAGATTTTTGGACTTCTAGTTGTAGCTCTTTTAGAAAAATTTGTGTCTTTTGTTTTCTAGAAGTCCTTAAATCTAAAAAAAAGAAAGGTGGAATATTAAAATGGAAACCGAAACAATGAAAAAAACTATGTTGAAAGACTTTAGGAAAGTGAATAAGAATGGTCAATATATGTTATGTGAAAGATATGGTATATCAAATGGCATTAAGATTAGAGCAATGATATATATTCAAACACATAAAAGACATACTAAAGAATGGCATATATGTATGAACAATTATATTGAACATTCAAAAGAATATCAACAAGCATATGATAAATATGTTAAAGATGTAAAAGCAAGATTAGAAAAATGTTTAGACTAGAAAATTTGTAATAGTTTCTATGTTCTAATAGGGTATTGAGAAAGGAAAGGTAAGATAAGATATGAAAGAATTAATAGAAGTTGCTAAACAAATGATAAATGACTACTTATATTATGGGTACAACTTAGAAACATGGATAGAACAAGACTACCCAATAACTAAAGTTTTAGGAATTGAAACAATAAAAAGATTATTTAAAGAACAAAAAGAAAAACTAGGAAAAATTAATTAAGAAAGAGAGAGTGAATTAAAATGCAAATAAAAGAATTATATGTATTAAATTTATTAGACGAAATGGCAAGTGCTATGTTAAATCATAAAGTTGATAATGAATTTTATGATTATTATATGGAAAAAGATTTAAGTTGGCTTGTTGATAATAGAGAAAAGATAATCAATGATGTAGTTAACAACTATGATAAACTAGAATTTGATTTTAGAGCTAAATATTATGATTATCTAAACAAATGGGACAAGAACGAGCTTAAAAAAGCCGTTGAAGATATGATTAAGGGGTGTGAATAAGTATGAATTATATTTATATTAAAGGTTGGGGTATTCCTGTAGGTGCTTTTGACGAAGAAGAATTAAAAAAAGGTGTTGATAGAGAAGTTTTAAAAAAATATCAAGAAGAATATCCAGAATACAAGTATGTGAATACGAAAATAGAAAAAATACACAATGTTAGAAAACTAGTAATATATATTTGTAATGCAAACGATTTTAAAATATAAGGGTGGTGTAATCATGTATTTTAATAAGAAAAAATTATTAATGATATTAAGTATTATTAATATGTATTTAAAAAATTATAGTTGGAAAGATTTAGAAATTTTAAGGGACGAAATAATTGAAAGGTTGGCGAAATAATATGACATATTATGATTTAGAATGTAGATATGATACTAGACAAAGTTTTTATGGTAAAGCAAAAGTTAATTGTTATGAAAATGACGAAGTAATTCACAAAGAATTGATAAGTTATGGTACTTTAGTCGCAAATTATGTTGAATATAAAAAAGAAAGTAAAGAAGTTTTTGAATATTTTGGTAAATACTCACAAACAACAACTAGACACCAAAAAGAGTTTTTTAAGCAAAATGGCTTAAATGATAAAGAAATTAAAGAATTATTTAATAAAGGGGAATTGATAAAAAATGACTAAATTTGAAATATATAGTATACTAGAGAATATTGATTTAGTATATAAACTTGATAATAACCAGCTAGAAGATTTACTTGAGAGAATAGGAAATAGTCCAAAAGAAAGCTTATATGGGGCAATAAATATGTTTATTGTTAGTATATATGAAAGGAAGTAGATAAAATGGGAGAGTATTTAATAAAATATTTACTAAAAAATACCAAAATAGATTTATCTAATGATATTACACGAGAAGTAATTGAGAACTTCATATTTTATGCAATAGAAAACTTTAATAACTATGAAAATCAGTTAGCATATTATTTAAGTGATATGATACCAGAAATAAGTTTTAAAGATTTTCAATATATTATTAATAATTATGGGGAGAGTGAATAATATGATATATCACAATGATAGAATAGAAGAAAAAGAAGATTATGTAATAGGTAGCATAGGAGATTTAAAAGAGTATTTTAGGTATCAACTAGCAAGTTTATGTATGACAGGTAAAGAATGTGATTATGAAGAATTTAGAGATAATGTGAACAACATAATTGACTTACTAGATAACTTGTATGAAGATACAATGAATAATATTTTAAGTGATTTAGATGTAGTAAAGGTTAGTAAACACCCTATGGGTAGTTTTATGATAGAAAATGAGGTGGAAGATAATGAATGAATATACAATAGATTTTTTAGAATTAGTAAAAAATAGAGCAATATTTTTATATGAAGATAACGATAATGAACCTATGCCAAGTAAAAAATTACAAGAAGAAGTTGCTAAAGCTGTTACAAATGATAGTGAACTATGGGATAAGATAAGTGAAACTATTGACTATTGGCTAGACCATAGAGACATTTTGGAGAATGAATAATGGGACTAGTACGAGAAATTAAAGAAATAAGCCGTAACCAAACACGGCTTTTAGAAAAAGAAGAGAAACAACATTTTGAAGTTGAATTTGAAAAAGACATCATAAATTGTTTAAGAACCAACATAGAACAAGCAACGTTTGAGTACGGAACAAATGATGTATGGTTTAAGCAAGAAGAAATAATTATTAATACTATTGAAGATTTAAAACATATTACAATTAAAAAAAATGATATGAAACAAGAACAAGATAGTTTAGAAGATGTTATAGTAAACGAGCCTAAATATAATATTAATGAGTTAGAAGAGTATCAAATAAGTACTATTTTGGAAGATATGTTTGTAAAAGAAGTAAAGAAGTATTTACAATTATTAAATTTACAAGAAAAAGCAAGTTTAAATAATCTTGTAGACGTTTTAGAAGAAGATATTGAAAATACATACTTATATTTAAGACAAGAAAAGTACTTAAAAAAAGATATTGTTAGAGTTTTAAAAGGGAATAGACAATTGAATTTACGTATAAAGCAATTTAATGACGATTATGATGTTAGTACAATTAAGAAAGCTTTTGAAAAGGCAACTAATAAAGTTTTAAATAAATATAGTTATGATGTAGATGTAAAAGAAAATACAATTAAAAGCAAAATTAAAAACGTACCACTTGCATACAAGTCATTAGCATTCTCATTCTTGTTAGACAAATGTGCTAGTGCATGGGCTAAGCCTAATAAATACAGCTTGAGATAGTTGTATTTTTTTATGTATAAATAATTTGCTACTCAAATACATATCAAAAAATCAATTTTGAGCCTATTTTGGAGTACATTTCAGCCCCGTTTTAATTGTTTTAGTACAAATATACTATCTTGTATGTTTTCTTATCAGAAAGGCTTATTTTGGGGTTATATGATGTGTACCTTTTTTTGTACATTTTTTTCGTGTGGGTCAAGAAAAGGCGTGCTTTCAGTCTGGAGATTTTTTAGATATGAAAACAGTCTGGAAATTTTTTGTTTGGAAAACGCAAATAAAAAACCTGGAGATTTTCTCTAGGTCTGGAGTTATTTTTTCTTAGAATTTTTTTTCTTGTATTCTCTAGCTTGTTTTTTCTTTTCATTTCTGTAAGTTGGGTTATCCCAATAATAACTTTTGCTTTGCTTAGCTTCCTCTTTCTTATGTGTCTTAGCGTATTCTAATCTGTCTTCTTTCTTCTTTTCCCTATAAGATTTATTTTTTCTATAATAATCTCTAGCTTTCTTCTTTTCTAAAGCAGTACTAGCCATATATATCACTCCTTTTAATAATTATATTGAAATTATATCATGTTCTAGCTTGGTTGTCAAAATGGTGTTATAAAAGAAAGAGAGGTGGTTAAATAACCACCATAGAATTAAATAAATGCAGAAACAATTAATAAAAGTTTCTATGTTCTAAAGAGTGATATAGTAAAATGTATTTATACTAAAAGATTTAGGGGGTATCTCGAAAGAAAAACATTATTCAAATGCTTACTTGACTAACACCATATCACTCTCTATTCATATTGTAACATTTTATTTAAAAATTGTCAACACTATCTAAGATAACTCTCAACATTTAAGTTTGTATTTCTTAATTCTTGTTCTTTCTTTTCTATGCTAGAGTATTTATCAACATAAGCCTTAATTATATCTCTAAGTCTTTTTTGATAATTCTTGCCACAAAGCCTCTTAAATTCTTCAAGCAAGTCACTTTCTATACGCATATTCAAATTCGAATTTAATCGTGCCATACCGTTATTCCTCCTGTTAGTTAAATAATATGTTGCTTACGTTGTATTCAAGCTTGCTATTATCCCTAACACATTTGTTGATGTAACGATTTGTTGTAACAAGTGATTTTTGATGAAGAGTGTCTTGGATAGTTCTTGTGTCTGCACCATTTTGATAAGCTATAGTTGCAAAACTTCTTCTAAGGCTATGACATGATACTCTATCTTCATCTATGCCATTGTCTCTGAATATCTTTTTGATTATACTTCTAATGGTTTTATTAGTTACTCCTTGCCCTTGATTATTGTTGCTAGTAGATATAAATATATAACCACTACTTCTATTACCAATATAATTATAAAGGTCATCAATTACTTGTGGGGATAACTTATTATACTCACTTTCATCATCTCTCTTTTTACATTTAACAAATAATACTACTTCTCCATTGTAAGTTTTGATGTTTTCTATTTTTGCAGTGGCGATTTCATTTGCTCTCAAACCAGTAGAACAGGCAAGACTGAATATTGCCTTTTCTCTAAGGTCAGTTATACCATTATAAATGCTTTTTAATTTCTCAGCAGAGATAATTTGAGTTTTAGGAAGTACTGATGTCCTAACACTCTTCACATCTCTAGTAATATTTTCATACAAACCATTTAACTCTAAATACTTAAATAAAGCCCTTACAGCAGTCATATATGTATTGATAGTATTAATAGTCATGCTACTCTTTAATTCGTCTCTATATGCCTTAAAATTAATTCTAGTGGGGTTATTTATGTTATGTTTTTTTAGATAAGCCATAAAATTTAATATTCCCACTCTATAAGCCTTTAATGTTAACTCGTCTACGTCAACAAATTCCTCAAAACTTTCTTGTGCTTTGGATAAATCCACATTCTTAAATACAACTTCATTTTTCATTTTCCATTTCTCCTCTTACGTTCAATATTGTAACACATTCTTTTATAAATGTCAATACAAATTTAAAAAAGAATACTATTTCTTAGTACTCTTCTTTTTATTTGTTTTTTCGCAAGCCTTTTCTAGTTCTTTCATAGCAAGCTCAGACATCATATCTGTTAGTTCATCTAATGATTTGTCTAGGCTTTCTTTTGCTTCTAAAACTTTCTTCTTAGCAGTCTTTCTACCTATCATGGTATCAATGAAATTAATGATTATTGATATTAAAACAGTAATACCAGTTAGATATAAGCAAATCATAAATATGTCTTTTAAGATTTCCATAATGCCTCCTTTCTATTAGAATGGAAGTTCCAAATTGTCATTGTAACTTGAACCATCTAATTCATTTATATCAAAGTCCTCTTTGGACTGATTATACTCGTCAAATGCTCCACTATCAATGTTAACTATCTCGTATTCAGCAATAAACAAACTCCATTGTACATCATAACTATTCTTTGGTTTGTACCCATTCTCAAACATATCAATTATTTTTATTTGAGTGCCATCTGGAATGTCTGTACCTTTAGGAAAAGTTAATTTCTTTTCTAGATGAGTTTCTGTGCCATCTTGGAACTTTTGTCTAACAGTAGTAGTGTAGAAAGTATATTCTCTAACATCTTTTCTGTTGACAGTGATAGTGTCTCCTAGCATGATTTTATAAGGTCTCTTTACTTCTTCTTCCATTATTCTTCATCTCCTGCAATTATTCCTAAAGCCATTTGAAGTCTTTTTTCTAATGTGAATAAATAATCTTCCATACTAGATAATTGTTCTCTCATTGTATTTATTTCTAATTTTTGAGTTTGTGAACAAGTATCTTCTATTTGCTCTAGTTGGTCTAAATATAATCTTAGTTTAGTCTTTCTAATCAAAAGTTCAGAATATTCTGTTAGTAGTCTCTGATTATGTAATTTTTTATCTACTTCCATTAATCTTTCAACTCCTCATAAAACTTATTGTGTCTTTTATACACTTCTTCTTTAATGTCATCTATTTCTTTAAGTTTTTTAGAGAATTCATCTTTGTTAGTAGCATTATAAATTTCTCTATATCTTTTAGATAACCCATTGATTAAATGTGTAGTTTCAACATCTTTCATTGGGGTTTTAGTTCCATCACTTGATGTGTAATACTTTTCTTCCATTTTATTTTCCTCCTTTGTATAAATGTTTATAGTCTATTTTGTTTTTAGTAAGCAATGCTTTTAACTTTCTAACTTCTTTGTCTTTAGTATCTAGTTTATCAGCAAATATTTCACATTCATTACCAAGTTCTCTATTAGTATCTTCGTATGTTTTTACTAAACCTTGGGCTTCTTTTAATTCTTTTTTGATTTCTTCCAAAGTATTCATTGCCCAATTTCTCTCGTCTACAAGGTCTCTCCAATGCTCTCTAGTCACTATTTTTATCATATTATTCCTCCTCAAATAATCCCAATTCTTCAAGAGTGTATCTTTTTTCTAATTCCATGCTTTTGTACATAGTATTCGCTTTGAAAAATGGTAATTTTATGTCATCTCCTTTAATTTCTATCCAAATATATTCTTCTAAACTATTCCCAATTTTTTCAATATATTTCGCCTTATCTCTAAAAGGTCTTATAACTCCCTCTAGGTATCTTTTTTCTTCTTCATCAAGAATTTGTGGTTTACCAATATAACCACCAACTACATCAATTGTACCTGTGAAGTCATTTGGTAACGTTTTGAAGAATGTACCAGATACTTTTTTAACAATATTTTCGGGTTCAAATGTACAAAACGTCTCTTCCTCTATTAGAAAATATGTCTCACGATTAGGATAAAGTATATCAACGATATTGGAAATCGTTACAACTCTCCCTAAATATTTATCCATAAGTTCATCAGTGTTCCAATTGCTAGGTCTTTTATTTGTCAATAAAACCTTATCCCCAACTTTATATGTTACTCCTTTGTATTTAAAACTCTTCATTTTCTCTCTCCTTTTCTTTGTGTTCGTGACAATAAATATATCTGCTATTATCACTCATCATTTCCATTAAAAATTTATTTGTTTCTTCTTCACTCATATGTGAATTAAGTACTCTATACTCATACACATATTCTGAATTTAACTCTTTTTCTTCTATTCTTTGTTTTAATTCTTCTTCACTATAATTTCTTTCTACGAAATAATAATCTAACCCTCTCAAACAGTCCAAATAATCTAACCTTGAAGTGTCTGTTGCATAATATATCCTTATAGGTTTTAAATTAATTAAATATGAAGTATTTGGTACATCATGATATGTGTCTATAGGTTTGATAGTAAATAGCCCTAAATCATATTCTTTTAAATTATCAAGAACGAAGATGTTTTTCTTATTTACTCCCAAGTTAATTAGTTCATCTAACAACCAAATTCTACATACGAATTTTAATGTTGGTTTGTTAAACGCTAGTTGTTTAATACAACTCTTATTAAAATGGTCACTGTGAAGTTAAAGATGAGTTAAACATACAATTTTTAAGCCCTTTAAATATGGTTTGATTTGTTTATATGATATTCCCATATCGATTGCTAAGTAGTCATTGAAAATTATACAATTTCCTGATGAACCACTTTTTAAAATATTATACTTTAACTCCATCTTAATGCACCTCACTTCCAAATTTCCATTTGTATATTACTTTTCACACTCACTCGCCTCCTCATCTAATATGTATTCTCTAATAAACCTATTAGCATGTTGTGGGTGTATCATGCTCCTACCAACTACGTTTTCTTTTTCAACTATTTTAGCCTCAACTAATTCTAGTGGTTCAAATATCACATTACGTTTTGGTTCACAATTTATAAACCAAAATTGAGTGGGTTTTATAAAATAATCTCCATTTTCTCTTCTATTCTTATCAATTACACTAGGTTTAATACACCAATATCTCTTCAAATAGTGTTGTTCACTATATGGATTTTCAATTATCAATGGTATGTTTTTATCTATACACACAATTGCCAATTTTGTTATTAATTCATAATTTCTATTTAATTCATCATGCAATTTTAGACAATTAGATAGTTTCTTTTTTGTAGTCCATTTTTTATAGACATAACTATCTCCTCTAAAATTTAATAACACCTGGTCTTCAAACCTTACGCATGGGAAAAAAGCGATAATAGTATCTATTCCCTCAACCATTTTGTCGAATATACTTGGTAACTCCAAATATGCTTTATCTATTTCGCCAAATAGGTCTATTACATAATCTGTTTCATTGAAGTCATTTAGAATATCATAATCAAAGGCTTTATACCCAAGTTTTTTAAACTCATTTTTAAATGTGCCACTTTGTTCAAAGAAACAATGAAACTTTCTCATTTTTATACCTCATCTAAACTTGTAGGTTTTTCTTCTGCCGGTTTTTCATAAATAGTTGTTTCGTTAACTATATTACCTTTACTATCTACTCTACTAACTGAAATTTCGTCACTTTCAATAACTTTTCCTAGTATAGCATTTATTCTGCCACCAAATAATGTGAATAATTCTTTTGCAAGTTCTTTAACAACTTTAGTTTTAACCATTTTAGTTGGCATTGAAGTCCAAGGGCTAAATGTAGTATTTGCACTTGGTGATACTCTTTTAATGCTATCTATGTCAGCCTTACTCATACATATAGTTTTTTCAAACCCATTAGCAAATTTTATATAAGCATAAGCATATTCAATATCATCATATTTATCACTTGTTGTTTTTGGTGTATGTATTAATTCCTCGGTTACTGGATTAAATTTGAATTCATCTCCTTTGAATACAACATTGTTAGTAAATCTTACTATTTCTGCTGGCTTGATAAGGTCAATTACTTTAAACCAACCCTCTTTTTTTCTTATGATTACTGGTTTACCTTTGAATGGAATAATATCATAGTCATTCCCTGCTTCACAACCAACCATCGCCTCTTTAAGAACTCCATATAGCATTTGCATTTTAGATGTTCCGTCCATCTTCATTAAATCTTCTCTATTTGCTATATAAAAACCTGCACTATTTTTAATTCTTTCTACTGCAATATTACTTGGTAATAATGAGTTGTTTTTTAATACTAGTTTCCCAATAGCATTTTCTATTCCAGACTGGTCAATTATTTGAATATAATTTTCCTCTTCTTTTTTTACTAATTCATTCTTATCATTTGTCATTATTTTCTATTTTTCTCCTTTCTTGTAACCTTTTTTTCTTGTTTTTCAAGGTATTTAAGTTTCTTTTTATCTTCTTCTTCAATAATTCTTGTACATCTTTTAATTTCATTAAACAATACCTTGTTTTTTAAATCTGGTTGATGGTAATGTATAATACTTACTAATCTAGCAATAGCAACAATTGCTTCATTAGTATTGGTATCTTTAAAATTGCAAGTAGTCTTTTCATCATTTACTTCAACTCTTATCATTTGTACTCTATCTCCTTTTCTTTCATAAATTCTTTTAATTCTCTTAGTTTAGTTCTAGTAGCCTTAACTGTGAAAGTTATTTCAAGTTCTTCTTCTTCAACCACTTCAACTGGTTTAATAATCTCTTCAACTTTCTCTTCAATTTTTTCTTCTTCCTTAACAACTTCTTCAACTTGTTCAAGTTTCTTCTTTAAAGCTTCTTTTTCTTTGTTTCTGTTGATAATAGTTAATCTAGCTTGAACATAATCAAATCCATTTTTTTGATATTCAAGAAGTATATCTTCTCTAAATTCTTCAGAAGCAATACACATCATATCATCATTAAGTTTCTTACAGAATTTGATAATCTCTTCTTTAAGGCTTTTTAGGCTATTTGAGAGATTAATTTTAATAGGCACTTGGTCTATGCTAGATATTAATTCTTCAACATGATAGAACTCTCTATATTGGTCTAAGAACTCTTGTAATTCGTCACGTTTTTCATTGATTTGTGCTACTTCAATGTCTTTAACTTTTATGTCTAAAGTATCAATGCTATTATCAAGTAACCCTTTAATTTTTTTGTTGTAATAATCTTCAAACTCTTCGTAAGGCTTGTTGATTTCTTTTTTAATTTCCTTTCGTTTGTTTTCAAAACTAGTTTTCATTGCTCTTAGTTTTTGTAAATTCTTTTTAACTTCTTGTTTGTTTTCTTCTGTGCATTCAACTAAGTCAATGTCTTTAGTCATGTTAGTAATAATCTCACTTGCTACATCTAGTTGAGAAAATATCTCTGGTAGTTGTTTAACTACTACTAAATCGTTAATATTAATATTCTCTTCCATCATTTACCTCCTCTAGTAATTTAATTATATAATTATTTTTCTTTTTTGTCAATACACTTATATTTAGTTTTTTTAAGCATACGTTTTAACATAACATAATCATCTGCTTTTTCAGCATTATCCTTTTTGCAAGCTAAGAACCCCTCTGTCATCATTCTTCTTGCAAATTCAATTTCGTCATTTTTTAATAATAAAACTTTCATTTATTTCCTCCATTCTTTGACACTCTTTCAAATATCTAAGCCCAAAAGAAGTATTTCTTGCACCACCACGACATTTAGGTACAAGTATCTTTATTGGCTTTTCAAGTGATGGGCTATCTTTTAGCTCATCGTGAATTAGAAGTATAGTATCTGCACTTTGCTCTAATTCTCCACTATCTTTTAAGTCTTTCATAGTTGGCATATCAGTACCATTTCTGTTGATTTGAGCTATCAAGAATATTGTGACGTCATAGTCCTTTGTTACGTCATTAAGCATTCTTGTTATCTCACCAATTCTATCTTTATCGCTTTGTCCAGCTTTATTAGATACATAACCTACATAATCTATGAAAACTATTAAGTGTTCATCTTTTTGTTCTTTAATAATTTTGCTTATAAGACTTTTAATATTCTTACTACCATTAACAATTTCGTAATTAAGTTTATAAATCTCTTCTGCATTTTGTTTAATCAAACTATCTTGATAATCAGTTTCGGGTTTTATAATATTTGCTATTTTAATTCTACTATATATTCCAATTATCCTCTCATACACTTCTTCTTTAGTCATTTCCATGTTGAAATATAAGCATTTATAGTTACTAGCTAAATCAACGAATAGGTTAAGTGCTAAAGCTGATTTACCCTCACTAGGTCTAGCTGCAATTATGTTAATTGTATTTTTTTTGATTTTAAGTTTTTGATTAAGCACATCAAATCTGTTGAATTTAATTAATTTGTCTTTGCCTCTGATTAACTTAAGCATTTCATCAGGAGTTAACTTATCGTGAGTATCTTTAACAACTAAGTTTTCTTTCTCTAACTCTTTGATTTTTAATACAAAATCTTCAGAAGATATCTTGCCATTTTTGTACTTATCAGCAAGTTCTGTTAATTTAGTGTCTATGTATATCTCTTCTAATCTTTCTTGGTATTTATAAAACATTGAGAAATTTGGGAACAAGATAGAATGTTCTGCGTAGTAGTTCATAAACTTGTTTTGTTTATCTTCGTCTTTAAGTAAGCTTAGTAATAAATCCATATCAAGGCTTTGTTTAACAGAGTATGCTCTTTTAAGAAAATGTATCATTCTTCTATTCTCAGGATTTAAGAATACGCATTCTTCAATAAAGAGTTCTTTAATCAATTCTTCTTTAGCAAATATCATTGCGATGACAGTGCTTTCTAAGTCTAAACCATTTTCATAACCAGTATCATATTCCATACGACACCTCAGAATGGCAAATCTTCATCAGGAAAAGTTAATGAAATATTGTCAATACATTCACTTTTTGTTTTTTTCGAACTATTTACATCATTTTCCTTGGTTTTTAGGGGGTTTTCACGATACGTACCACGATACGTCGACGTATCTCCATAGCCATAGCCATATCCATAACCATTTCCATAGCCTTTTCCATTACCATATTCATTACCATTAATTTTATTTAAAAAGTTACTAATTGTTAAATTAGATATGCTATAATCTTTTAAGTGATTAATAACTAAAATAACTAATTCTTTGTTTTTTACTTCATTAAATTCCTTGTTTAAACAGTCCTCTATAGGTTTACCACCTTTTACTATGTTGTATTTGAGAAAATTTAATATTGCTATTTCTCTTGTGTTGTCATCGTATTTGATTATTTTATAAGTGTTTTCAAATCTATCAAGTAACACATTAATTGTGTCAATAGAATAGCCTAATTCAAAAGCCATTTGTTTCTTGCTGATTTGATAGACCCCCAATAATGCAACATGAGGGTTAGTTAGCAAATATAGCATGAATAGTTTATCTTCTGGGGAAAACTCTTCCATAACTTTCTCATCTGTCCAAAATCTTGTGTCTACAATTCTTTTTAATGCCATAATTCTTCCTCCAAATCATAATAATCTTTTAAATATTTTATTACTTGGTCTCCATAATTTGACATTTGTATAAATTCTTTTATTATACCAAAGTCCTCTGTTTTATAATTCTTGTATAATATTAATTTTATTTTGCTTGGGTCGATATAACAAATAGTATCTTTCGACATTTTGACTAAATAATTAATTTCATAAGTTCTTGGGTCTTTCTTTTGCCTTAACCTTGTTTCTGCTATTCTACCAACGCTATCAAAAACATATTCTTTGTCGTTGTCTTTTGAATAATATTGGGAAATTGAAATTTTTGCACTTTCATAAGTTTCATCAAATCCATATTTTTTTAGCCATGTATAGCATTGTTTTCTTCCCTCCTCAGAAAAAACACCATCAATTCCATCAATAAATAATTTTTCAATTTGGTTTACTTGATAATCTTCAAATTCTTCAAGTCCTTTTTTCCATTCTATTAACATTTCAAGTTGTTGCCTTTTCTCTTCTAAGTCTGCAAGTATATCATGTTGTTTTTTTATTACGGTATTTTGAATTAGTGGGGTTTTCCCTTTCCCTCTATTGCAATCTCTACAAGATGTTATCAAATTCAAAATATCATTCGTTCCATCATCTGAAATAGGTTTAATATGGTCAACTTCTAATATAACATCAGGGGCAGTTCTACCACAATATTGACAAGTAAATTTGTCTCTTTTAAATATCTCAAATCTTGTTTTTTTACTTAATGGTTCTCTTTTTGCCATCTCTCATTACCTACCTTTCTCTTAATTCAAAATAATCTTCAATTTTTGCGTCTGTTCCAATAATAGCAACTATGTCTTTGGCTAATCTCTTTGAACAATGTTGTTTTCCTTGAAGAATTAAAGATAAGTAAGCATACCCGCATTCTAATAACTTTTCTGATACATATTTAATTGTTCTTCCTTGAAGTATATCATCTCTACGTTCTGCTTTAAACCATAAATACATCTCAATACCTCCTCTCTATTTTTGTGTAATTTAAGTGTATCATGTTTTTAAAGCAAAGTCAACATAAAAGTAGTAAAAAAGAAGAATTATTTTTCTCCTTTTAATATGTAATCTATGATTTTTTCATATCTTGCTATTTTTTTCTTTAATTCTTCTTTTTCTTCATCTATTTTCTCAAACTCTTGGGGAACAATGCTAACAGTTTCTTCTGGTGTATATGGTGATGTAGTAGTTTCTGTTTCTTCTTTATCTTCTTCAAAGCATTCAGGTGTTACTTCAAATGTGCTATGTATTGGTTCTTCTTCAATTGGTTCGCTACATGGCATTAATGAGTCTGCTTGCATAACTACTTCGAAACCTGATGGAGCAGTATAATCAGTATCTTCTTCTACTTCAGTTTTTACTTTCTTGTTAAAATCATCTGTAAAGAACTTATGTAGTTTATATAGTGTTAAAAACGATGGGTCTTTGATTTCATTTCTTTCAAGCCTGGATATAACACTTTGTTGTACACCAACTTTTTTAGACAAATCTTTTTGTCTACCAAATCCAAATTCTTCTCTCAAACTTTTTAAGTTAATACTTTTAAGCCAATTTAGCAATTCTAACTTTTGGATATCTTTTTCTTTCTTTGTCGTGTTGATAAGTTTCATATACTCATCTAATGTCTCACCTGTTATACTCCTTTCCCCATTTTCTAGTTCTTTAATTTTTTCTTCATCTACATTTAGCATACTAGCTAGTTCCTTTTTGCTAAACGCACTCTTTTTTGTTTCTCTTTTCATAAAAATTCATATTTAATTTCCTCTTTCTTATTATCATTAATTTTAAGCATATTTTGAAGCCCTCTGTTGGACTTTTGGCTATGTCCTAGACCAATTTATCATTTGAACACTTTCGTTCAAAATAACCCCCTTAAAATATGTTCTAATCGTTTTGACGATTTTTCTTAATATAATCTAATATTGCTTCCCTCATAGCTTGTGAAGCAGTTGTGCATTTGCTAATGGCGACTTTTTTAAATTCTTCAGCCATCTCTTTTGACACTCTTGTAATCATATTTACATCATATTTTTGTTTTTCCACTTACTTATACCTCCTTTCAATTACATACTAATTGTATCACAAATGGTATCTTATGTCAATACATTTTTGCAAATAAAAAAAGACATTATTTAACAATTAATGTCTCTCCTGCTTTTAAATCAATTTCATATGTGCTATCTTCTGTGATATTATAGATGTCTTTGTATGTTCCACTTTCTTTAAGTTCTTCATCTAATGACTTAATTTCTTCTTTTAGTTTATCATTTTCTTCTTGCAACTCTGCCATTTGTTCTTGATGACTTTCGTTTGTTTTTCTTTCTAAATTTAATTTATCATTAAGTTCTTGAATTGTCTTTTCTTGTGCTGATATATATGTATTCAATTCATTTATCTTGTTATCTTTTTCTTTCAAAGAAGCATTCAATTTTTCTATTTCTGCTTCAAGTTCTTTTACTTTTGTATCATCTTTTTCTGTAGGCTTAGTTTCTTCTGGTGTATAGTATTTTAATGTTGCTTTTTCTAAAGTGCCTACCACTTGGTCAGGATATACATATTCATAATTCAAAGGGTTTACTCTACTTCCATTTAGGTTTACTCTATGATGGTCATGAACTCCTAAAGATGTCCCTTTATTTCCCATTTTATTAATTAATGTGCCCATTGGATACTTTTGTCCAACCTTTAAACTACTTTGTTTATCAAAGTGTCCGTCTGCAATTATAAAAGTATTTCCCTCATCATCTACTACTTTATATTCTACAAACCAACCATAATCACTTGCATATGCATTTTGTGTGATTACACCATCGGCACACATATAAACGCTTTTGTTATCATATTTTTTGTTCCCCACAGTTACTGCATTTGCTATATCTACTGCTTTATGCTTATTACTAAAGTATTGAGTAAATGCTATGTATTTTGTTGGAAATTTAAGTTTAATCATTACTCTCCACTCCTTTCAAGTTTCTTCACTTTTTTCATTTCGCTAAATGGTTTGAATATTTTACTTTCTAAAGCACTATATAATAAATTAGCGTCTATCCAAGTAAAGAACCCAGCCCATACACAATAAATCCATGTTGCTTCACTAAATGATTTTGCAAACAATGTTCCAATTATCATGCTTACTAAGAAACTAATTAGAAATAACCATTTTTTCTTACTTACTTGTTCTTTTATCTTTTGTACTGTTAAGGTAGTTACACACCCACTTGCTATTGCTATAACAAGTACTTGTTTTAATAAATCCATGTCTAACATATTATCTCTCCTTTATTCTATTTTTCCATTCCAATATTTGTCTACTATATTGTGTATAATATCGTGAGAATTTGACATTAAATCACACACGATTTCCTCATTAAAATCCATTTCCCAACTACAATATTCGTATATGTATATGTGCATTAATTCATGTAGCAATGCTCTGTTTTGTGAATAATAACAATTATTTACATTAAGAAATAACTTGTGGTCGCTATATCTAACGAAAGAATAAAGTCTTACTATATCACTCGTATCAACGTCTTTATTGTATTCATCAAATATTTCATCATTCCCAACTTCTACTATCTCCCATGTATGGTCGTTCATTTTGAATTTCATATAATCCCTCCTTATGATAATTATACCATAAAAAAGAGAGTATTTCTACTCTCCATCAGTTTGCCATGTAAGCACTCCATTTATGTTCTTTAATGTTTGTGTTTTAGTAGCGTCATAGCCTGTTATTGTTGTTAACTTATCATCAACATATTTTTTTGTGGCAGGATTATAGTCGCCTGTTGGTGTGTATGCTTGTGTATTATTAGACAATAATGCCCCAGGTAGTCCATTCCAAACCGAAGCAATGCGTGGGTTTGCTGGTGTATACTTTATTATATCATCTTTTATTATACCTTCCTTATCAAACCATGCATGGTATCTCATTCCTTTATATTCAAGGTAACCAATCAAATGGTTCCAAACTAATGCCGTAAAATCAAAATCGGTAGCGTAATTTATATCATTTGTTTCTATATGAACAAGCGGTAAAATATTTTGGTCTCCAGTATGAAACCCGAAATAAACATTAGTCGGTATTACTTTATTCTTTTTATAATAATTATAAATATAAGTAAGTTTAGTTTTCATTTCATCTTTTGTATCTTCATAATAAAGATATATGTTTGCGTCTTTCCCAAATTCATCTTTGACAGTAGTTTCACTCCAATGTTCACTATTCCATGCTTCTGCAGTTTCTATCGCAGTTGTACATTTATAGAATTTGCCTTGATATGATACGTAATCTCCTACTGTATATGTGCTTGTTGCGTTATTGTCACTTGTATATCTTTACTTATTTCACATCAATTATATCATAAAATGTATTAAATTCAAAATTGGAAGCAGTGATGGGATTTGAACCCATGAGTAATGGTTTTGCAAACCATCTCCTTTGACCTCTTGGATACACTGCTATATTAGGGAATTAATCCCTATATTTTCATGCTTTGTACTTCTGTATAGAACATTTCCATAAGAGTGTTTGAGATATTCATGTATTTGTTTCTCTCATCTTCGGTTTCTGCTTCTTGTGCTAACCACTTCCATTTTTTAGCGTCACAGTATAAGTCTATCACTCTCTTGGCATATCTCTTAGTTTCCATGCACTTTTCTTCTATTTTATCATAACTTTCCATATCTTTCACCTATGCAATTTTCTTTATGATAATATTTGTGTTCTCTACTAACATTGGTGTTGTATTAGTTGTGCTATTGTTCTTTATAGCAATAGTTTTAGAACCATTACATACTCTAATTAATCTTTGAGCATATACACCTAAATTAACATTAGCAGTAGCAACTGTGTAGTCCATTTGAGTGCCATTTAGGTTCTCACCATTTGAAGTCATAACAAGCCCTAATACATCATTTGCAGTAGCACTAGTAATATTTGCTCTGAATAGTATCTCATAAATACCATTCTTTGTTAAAGTAAATAACCCACTACCTTGTTCATGTTCTAAAAAGCCTTGACATGAAGCACAACGAGTTCTAACACTATCGTTTGAAAATAACACATTAGAATTAATTGCCACTTCTTGTGAAACTTCGTTAATACTTTCTATCATAAAAATTCTCCTTTCTGTAGTTTTTGAGAGTTTTTTTCTCCTGAAATATGTGATTTTGCACAATATTTTGAAATTTTTGTGCATTTTTGGGTTTTTAGACCCCCATTTTGCACAATTATTGTGCATTTTTAAAAAGATAGACTTTCGCCTATCTTTGACTTCCCAATATAGGGAAAGCAATTTCCTGTAATCAGGTTACCAATAGGCTTTTGCTTAGATTATTGTTGAGTTTCCACAACCACAACTTGGATAAGTATGAAAACGTCCAAGTTGATTTAAAATATAAGAACTTTGGTCACGATTGCTTATTTCTGCTTTTGCGTCTAATAAAGCTGTTCTAAGTCCCTCAATGTAATTAGTTTGAATTAAATCTCTTGTCTTTTGATTTTCTTCAATGATTAACTGCTTAGTTGCAGAGCAACATTCATTCATTTGAGCAGATAAAGTTTGAGTTTGAAGTGCATTATCATATCTATTTTGAATTATTTCTTTAGATAATCCACAATCTCCTAATTGTGCTTGATATCTATTATTTAAGATTTCAGTACCTAAAGCATATTTAGTGTCTAATAAGTTAGTGTTTACATTAAATGTATCTCTAGCCATTAGTCTATTGTCTAAGAACTCTTCACTAACTCCAGCAGCACTTCCACCACCAAAACCGAAACCATTACCAAATAGACCAGCAACAATAAGTAACATTATTACTCCCCAAATTCCACCAAATCCAAAATCAGTGTTATTTCCGTTCATATATTCACCTCCTTTCTATAATTTATATCAACATTAATTAATGTTAATGCCCATGCTTTTCAATTGGTTACTAACCTGTTCAGGATTTACTCCAGACTTTTCACAAGCCATAGCAAGTTGCTCTTTTTTGCTTCCACCTTGTTTCATAATTTCTTCAACTACTGGTATCGCATTAGCAATATTTGGATTACTTTTTGCTAGATTTTGTATCATTGCTTGTGGGTTTTTGCTCTTCATTATTTGTAACAACATTAGTGGATTGTTCATATACATTTAATCTCCTTTCTAGTTCTTGTATCTTTAAGTCTTTTTCATCGAGAGGTAGAACTACATCATATTCTTTAATATCTCCATTTAATTCTTTAATGTATAATTTGCCTTTTTTAGGCTCAAAGAACATTGTTTTCCTTTGAACGAGTATTTCATTAGGGTTTTCGTTTTCATTCAAAATTCGTGCTTCAAATTCCATCTGAGAGCCATTTGTGTTTATAATATTCTGTATAGGTTGTTGCTGAGGCATATTTTGATAATTTTTTCTTAAATTTTCCAATTCCTTAATTTGATTATCTATCCTATCAATAGGATTACCATAAGGATTATACATTCCATACATCTTTATCATCTCCTAACAAAAAAAGAAGTAAAATAGTAACCATAATCGTTTTAAGACTTACTTTAAACTATTTCTTCCTCCTTTATGATTTAAGTTTACAACAAAAAAAGAGACCACTATAGTCTCTTTTATGACAACAACATATTTAATCTTGATACTTCTAAGTTCTTATATATGGCGTATTTTTCTTTTAACCTATTAACAATTCTACTAATATTTCTTTCACTTATGTTTAATGCCAAAGACATTTGTACATAGGAATAATTTTTAATGTACATATCTAATACCTTTATCTCGTCTTCATCTAACGTCACTTTCAATATAAAGTCATCATAGATTTGCTTTATTGATGGGTCTTTTTTCATATTTTTCATATATATCATTTCCCCTCTAATGACATTTTATGTTATTTTTTGTCATATTTACAGCCACTTTTAAGCCACATAAAGTGTGCAAATAAAAATACACCACTCGTTTAGTGATGTATTATAACACATATTTTTATTTTGTCAAGACAATTTTACACCAGTTTTTTTGATTTTCCATTTTTTGCTACGTTCATATAAATCGTGTATATAATTGTTTCCACCTCTGTCAAAATATCTATTGCATTTTTCGTTGAAACTCTTGTAAAGGTAATCTTCAACAAAGTCCATTTGGTCATATATATAAAATTTATTTGCCAAATCAGCCCTCATATCAGCAAGTTGGTCTTGTTTTAAATCCTTAAATTCTTTCAAAACTTTTTTAATCATAGTTATCATGTAGCCAATTACTACAGGAATTAAATATGAAATAATTTTTTCTATAATCAGTGATGTACTCATAAAATCTTATCCTTTCATGTACATTATATTATACAATTCTCATTTTGTCAAATTGTGTTACACTTCTTGTACTGTTATATAAGTGGTTTGGTTATCACCAGAACTATCATTTATAGTTATTGTTGCTCCACTATTATTATACACTGTTACCCAGTCGCCACTAGACAAAGTCATTAATCTAGGAGCAAAAGAGAATGTAGTAAAATTGTCAGACCCACTTTTGCCAATAGCTTCTGCCAATGGCGAACCATTTCTTAGTATTTTTAACCATGTTCTGCCATTATAGTATACCCATACTTGGGCTGATACAAGTACTGTACAAGCACGTTTTGCATAAACTCTATTGTTCTTAAATTCAAAAGCGTCTCCAATATTAGTGTATACTTTATTAAATGGCATATTATTCCCAGCAGCAACAGAATATGTATTATATTCAGCACATAGCATAATGCAACTTTTTCTAGTTATATATCCACTATCGTTTGTAAGTTGGCTTGTTTTTGTTGGTGGTACTGGAACTATATTCTTGAAAACCGTTTGAGTTCCACTAGGTGCTGTAGTACCAATATATCCTGTTCCATTGAATAAACCACCTATACTAGTATCGCTATATGACAAAAGCTGGACAATTACTGGCGAATAAGTACTTGTTTGTCTTATATAAACATCAAGTGTATTATCCGAATTTTTAATTGCAAATAATATTGACCCTCCATTATAATTTATATCACCACAAGTAACAACGCCCTTAATATAAGTATTATCGTAATAACTAAGATTTATTACACCATATGGGCCATTACCTCTTGAAGCACAATGAATTATTGCACTTAAATAGCAGTTGCCCCAACCTGGAGTTGCACGTAAATGGAATATCTTATAATACCCAGCTGCCCCAGAATTATTATAAAAATATTTGCATTGGAATATGGCATATTCTGGTAATATTGTTTCATCTTTGTATATATTCCCATAGATTTGTAATCCATTGCCTAAATTTTGGTTTAACATACCGTTTATGGCATATTTATAACCATTCCCACTCTTCATATATGTGTCAAGATAGTTACCACCATCTAAATATGTTTCTTCTATGTCAGAATTGAATGTAGTTGTACCATATCCATCATATACTTGAACTTGAATATCATAAGCAATATTTGCAGTAAATCCACCACTAGAACCATTTTCGTGTATCTTAAAGGCACTATCTGTAGATAAATGACCATTATATACATTACCTATAGCAGTCTTGAAAGCAGATGTTGCGTCATGCCAACTACCCCAAGTTGTCTCACCATGTTTTTTAGACCTATATTGGAATTTTATGACATCATTTGCTCTATTTGAGCCGTTGTAATTACCATTCCATAATTTCAAATCTAAGCCTAAATAAGTCTCTGTTTCCATTCCATTTTTTCTTATGGTAGTTACGTTACTTAATACTGGTGTTGTATAATTTGATATTAAAAGTGTTAGAGCCTTTTGTGCAGGTGTTTGAAAGCCTCTACTATCTTTTGCAGTTACACTTAATATTCCACTATAGTTATATTTGTTTAGTGGGTGGGTTACTTCTGCACTAGATGAATAAGCTTCTGTAAGACCATCTTGGAATGTATAACCACTAATTGTAGCAGCTTTCTTACCTACAGCCTTGTTTGCTGTGCTTATTGTAATTTTAACATTACTATAACCACTTATTACAATTTGGTTGTTTCCAGTTAAGGCTACAGTGGTTGAGTTAGTATCTGCATATGTGAAATTGTTAAATGTTGGCAACATCTTGCTTTCAACAAATGTGAATATTCCATTCAAACTTACATCTGAACCTATTTGTGTAGTCTTTGAACTATCACTATATGTTTTTAGAACATACTTAAGTGTTAATGAAAGGCTTGACACGTTCTTAGTTGCGTTATATAAAGTGTTATATTCACTTGTTGTAAATTGAATTGTGTTCTCACCATTAGACAAGTTGCCAGTAGTTTTTATCAATGTGTTCCCATAGTATATCAATATACATGAATAGAAATCACTTGAATACTTAGTAATGTTTACTTTTGTGCTTGTTTCATCTATATATTCCTTAACCCAATTGAATTTACTTTCTCTAGGTATACTTGTTAAGGCTTTCTCACCAGTATCAAATTCTACAGGAGATATTGGTAGCCAAGCAGAAGAAAGAGAATGTGAATATTTTGTAGTTACTCTTAGGTTTAATGTACCATCAGAATTATGTTCAAAATCTCCCTCCCAACTACTTATAATATTTGTTGTAGTGCCTTTTGGGATAGAAGCTACGCTATTAGACACTCTTTGTGTAATAGTTTTGCTCTTGCTATCATAAGTTGAAATCTTATTTGTTATCCCACTAAAACCACTATAAGCATGGTTGCCTAGCCCATAGGCATATTCAGTTATTTTAACATGGCTCTTATTATTTGTTTTATCAACACTAGTTTCATCTACAACTAATCTGAATGTAAAACTATTTTCATTATATCCTATACTTCTTACTGTTTTACTTTCATCATATACTGTCATTTTATATACCTCCCATATAATTTATTGTTTCCTACTGTTATTCCAGTAGTTATTAATCCATCTACATTAGTAGTATCACTTAAAGCATTCTTCATATAACCCTCATATTTATTCAACCAGAACGTTTTGGTTTCTTTATAATACTGAGCGATTTCGTCAACCATTATTCTCATTTCATCATCGCCAGAATGAATTTTATAACCTGTCTCATCTAGCAAGTGAGTTAATCCCATTACCTCTGTTCTCTTTGGTGACCATTCAGTATAATCCCCATATTCAACCTTTATATCGCCAAGTTCAACATGAACATTTGAATTTTCATTTGGAGCAGAAACATTTATAACTAAATTTGCTGCTATAGGGTCAAACGTTGTTAGCCAAACGTCATCATATTCAAGCCCACTATAAAAGCCAGTTTTATGCAATTCTCCATCTATATAAATTCTTTGGCTTGATGGGTGATATAATCTATTATTTTGGTCTCTTAATATGCTATCAAGTATTGTCATCTCCCAAGTTAATGTTTCATCATTATATTTATAAAGATAGAATGCACTATCAACAGGTTTTAACCATAAAATAGTCTTATCTTCCGGTTCTGTTTCGCTATTCGTTACATTAATTGCATTCCTACTTCTTGGTATTTTGAATTTGAATTTAACCAATTGCTCAGTTTCGGAATATTCTTCAGTAGTTGTGTTAGCACCAAATCCTATTAAGAAAGTTGGTTGACTAATTACAGATGAACTTAAATCTTCATATAAGAATAGATTTATAGTAAAGTCTCCACCATATTTCAATGCCCAACTAGCTTTAAATGACAATGTTATTTCGTCTTTTGAAGTTAATATATCAAATGTATCACTATTAATATTATTATTATTTTCCATCAATTGGTTCAAATTATAATCATAAGTTACGTCTAATGCCTTACCACTTATATACTTTACTTTGGTATCACCATTTGATAATATTTGCCAGTTGCTTGTTGGTGGGAATGTTTCTTCCAAATTTGAATATTTAATATTTGTTTTTACCCATATATCACTAATAAGTTCATATACAATACCATTTTCATATTGCCCATTTGTTTTAGTACAATACCAATAAGGTGGTCTATAAGGTCCAGATGGGGGTTCATCTCCTACTCCAATAAATACTCTACCTAAATTAGACCACCCCTCAAAGTCATAAAACATTGTGTTCCTAACTAGGTTGTTCCCACTCTTTTGGAAGTCAACTTCTAACCCATCTATGCTTTCTTTAATTTTTGTTATTTGTTTAGTGTTTTTATCTACATTAATAATTGTATCAGTTATTGTAGCGTCTATTGTATTTATCTCTCTCTTGATAGTCTTTATAGCTGCCTTTGGGTCTTCTTCTTTTACATTGACTACTTCTTGCTGTTGTGTTGTTGGTATCTTAGGTTCTATCTTTGTCATTATGCTTTGTTCAAATGTTATTGTGTTGTCATTGATAGTTAGATAAGATTTATCACCTAAACTAAACTCTATGATATCCCATGCGTCTAAGGTTATATCTCCCACGTTTTCATTCTTTAAAGCATATATTTCAGTGTCTTTTACTACATTGTATATGTTTTCAACAATAGTATTTATTTGTTCTCTAGTACCTGCCATGAATGGGTTATCAGACCTTATATAAAGAGTATTCCCAGTAGTATCACCATTCTCTATTCCCTCAAGTTCATATCTAACTCTTGTAATTTTATATGGTTCACCTAACTCCCATGTTTTACTTCTTAAGGCATTTATAGTAACACTCTTAGTTGCTTTTAAAGGCACTAATTTAAGTACACCATTTCTATCTATTTTAACGTTACAGCCTTTTGTTTCGGCTATCCAGCTTAACCATTGTTTACCACTAATAGTGCTATCGTATGTTCCAGTAGTTATATTAGGTGTTTTAGGATAATTCTCGTCAAAATCTACTCCGTATGTGTTACAAATATATTCAAATATATCATTTGTTGTTCCAACATAATTAGCTTCTACTTGTTCCATTGCCCCACGTATATCTGTTGCAGGTTTGAACTTAACACCATAGTCTAAACAAGTTATCTCACATTTAGTATGATAATCTTCTGCCAAGTCATCTATTAGGTATTTACCCATAGGCACATATACCATTTCACCATTTAATGTTGTTCCTATTGATAATGTTACTTCATTACCACTTTCAATAGGTAGATTATCCAAATTCCTAAATGTAATAGTTATTTGTTGGGAGATAAAACTCCCAACATAAAACATATTACTTGTAGTGTCTATGATAGGGCTTGATATAACGATTTTGGCGATTTGGCTATAAGGCACATTTACTGGTGTCTTATTTTCCCCTTTTTCCTTAATGGTAAGTTTAACATTATATATGCTACTACCACTATATTCTTTATTCCTAAATGCTTGGGTTACATCAGTACCCTCACTATTTTTAACTATATAAGCCATATTTTTATCACTACTCCTCTACTAATGAGAACGTATGGTCTGTAAAGTTTTCGTGCCAGTTCCCATCATCATCTTTCCATACTCTCCACACTGTGATATTCTTATCACTTGCGTACATCTTGTGTACTTTTGGTTGTAATGTCTTTTTATCTATAAGTTCTACATAAATCCACTCTGGGTCAAGTCTTTTTAATATATATGATAAGTCATTTTCACTTAATACATTATATGAAAACTCAACATCATATACATCATGTCTAACCCTATTTCTATGTGTATATCCTTGTAAATCCGTGAATGGGTCTTTATCTACATCATGAAGTGTTATTCCTAGACCAGAGGGAGTAGGAAAGTCTTGCAAGTCTGTACACTTGTATTTGATTTGTCCATATTCATCATAACCATCTTCTTGTCCAGTATGGCCTACTCTTATGTAGTTTTCATATTTACTATAGTCTATTACTTGTTTTACCATTTCCTACCTCCTAAAATCCGTATTGTCTATCTTTCTGCTTTTGTTTGAATGTTATGAAGTCTAATAAGCCCTCAGCGTCTCCCTCAGCAGTTATATTAACATTAACATTTCTTCCAGTTGCCATTATTGCTTTTGCAACACCAGCACTTATTCCATCTACGATTTGGTCGTTATTTGCAACAGCTGTTTGTCCACCAATAGAACCAACATACTCTGGAGTTCTTTCATTTGCTAAGAATAAATCTCCTTTAGTTGGGAACCCACCTTGTGCATAGGCTTTTAATGAGTATGTTCCCAAATCTTTTACTGTAAAGCCTGATTTATCTTGTAATTTTATGTTAGTTATACTAAGTTTCTTTTTAATACCATCTGATATTGCTTTACCTATAGAACTGCCAAAACTATTTGCTATTTTTGTTGCGTCACTTTTTGATATACTAGTTTTGAATAATTTAGTAATACCTGTAGCCAAATCTTCTAGGTCGTCTCCAAAATCTGAAGCGACATCGCCTAAATCACCACTGTCTATCTTTTGTAAACAGTCTATTATGATTTTAAGACTTTCACTTACTGCATTAACTTTAGATGTTTCTACGCCAGATATTTTTGTATAGTATGTATTAAAGTTTGTACCAAATGTTACTAAATCTTCCGAGAATGAAGCTAAATTTTGTTCCCCAGTAAACCAACTAAAGAAACCACCTTTTTCTGGAAGTGCGTTGTATAACTCAGCTAATGATTTACCTGAGTTAGCTGCTGCTTCAACTATTTCTGGTTTGATATTTTTAATCCATGAGTAGAACAAAGCCATGTGTAATCCAAATTCTGGTAAATCTTTTGATAATTCTGTTAAACTCTTTTTACCAGTGAACCAACCTTTTATTCCACCAACAGTTGGTAGAGCGTCATTCATTTCTGCCAATGCCTTACCAGCATGAGCTGCAGATGTTACAAATTCTGCGTCAAAGTCTTTTCCTAAAGCCTTTTGGAACGAGTTCATTGCCTTACCAAAACCAACTATAGTTGTGAAAGTTTTAATTGCTCCTAGTACACCAAATATTCCAGATATACCATTAAGAACATTTGCTACTGTAAGTGCAAGTATTGCTTTAGCCACACATTCAGCACCTTTTGCTGCACTTTCATCTATGTTATTTATTGTTTTAAAGAAACCACTAGCATTTTCAGCAAATAGGCTTAATCTAGTTCCTACTTCTGGCAACATTTTAGTAGCACTATCTATAAGACCCTCTACTACGCCACCAATTAGAGCACCAACCATTCTGCCAATGCCCTCAAATATTTTAACTAGTACATCTATTCCTTTGTCTATCCATGTATCAATACTTGGAAATTTAGTAATTAATGCTCCTATTGCTGTAACGAATGCTCCTGTAGCTGTTATTATAGCTGCAATTATTCCAAGACCAGGAATTATAACGGTAGAACCAATTGATGTTATAGCAGCTAATGCTTCAAGTCCCAATAATGGTATTAATATTTTGCCTATTCCATCAAATATAACTACTAAAGCGTCTGCTCCAGTTCTTATTATATCAAGCGAAACCAAAGTAGCAATTCCACCTATGGCAGTTACTACAGCGGTAGTTCCACCAATAATTACTGCAAGTTCTCCTAATCCCTTATATGTAACTTTACCTGTACTTGTTAATAAAGATAGTCCAGTTAACCCAGCAAGTGGTATAAGTATCTTTGCAATTCCAGTGAATGTAGTAACTAGAGCGTCTGTTCCAGTTTCAATCCAGTCCTCTATATTTGGAAATTTTTCTATTAAAACCCCTAATGCTGCTACATAAACTTCTACGGCAGTAATTATTACTGCAAGTTCTGCTAATCCTTTACCCAAGCTTTTCCAATTAGGTAGTTTGAATGATGACCCAGTACCAGTCGTAGAACCTTTGTCTTTAACTCCACCAAGTCCAAATAACTTGTTAATTATACCTTTAATGCTTTGAATGCCTTTGATTACTTTAAGAACTGCTAATACTACGCCACCTACTACTGCTGCACTTGCTGCTATAGTACCAAATGTAACTCCTAAGAATTTCCATTTGCCCTCAACTTTGCCAAAACCTAGCCATTCCATAATAGTGTTTCTTATTTTAACGGCTCTATTATGTGCTTCTTTAAGTTTGTCATTATATTCATCTAATGCTTCCAATGCTTTTGGGTCTACTCCACCGAGAGTACCAGCACCAGTTCCTGATGTTGTAGGGGTTTTGATTACATTAAGTTTATCAAATCCTCTAAGAGATTTTTGTGCTGCTTTTGTTGCTTCGTTAGCACCCTCCATATTTTTCTTATATTTGCTACTATAATCAACAATTGAAGCAAATGGAACTTCTATTCCAAAAAAACCTAATAACATTCCTAGAAGCTCATTTACGACCATTAGAATACCGTTTAAGACTGGTAGTATAGTTTGTAGTATTGGAAGTAAAAATGCTCCTAATTGTCTCTTAAGGGTGTCTATTTGTGCATTCCATATTTTGGTTTGATTAGATACATCATTTATAGTCGCAGCATAATTACCTTGTGCGTTTTTAAGTTGGTCTATTATTAGCAAATACCTTAATACTGCTTTTGTTGCTGCACTCATATTTGTAGTATTAGTTTGTATTCCAAGATTAAATGCTTTTTGTTTAACAGCATTATCTGTTACATCTGCACCAAGTATCTTAAGTGCTTCTGCTTCACCTGTAATACCACTTATTACCCTACGAGACATTTCATCAAAGTCTTCTCCATAATATGAGGATAAATCATTTACGAATTTAAGAAGATTTTCACTTAGTAGACTTGCTTCTTCATTTGCTAAGCCTAGTGAACTTGTGAATTGCCTAAATGTTCCTAAACTATTTGTAAGTTGTGCTATATCAAGACCTGATAAGTCTGCCATAGTTTTAACAAGTTTTTCACCACTGCTATTTACTTGACCATAAGCAACTTGCAAATTTTGCATACTCTTGTTGTAGTCTACTTGTGCTTTAGTAACTTTTATCATACTATTAGTATATTTTTGTATTGATAATACCCAAGCACCCAGTTGTTTTATATCAAAAGCGTTTTTTAACTTCTTACCAGTATTTTCTGCAGCGTCGCCAAGTTCTTCTGTTGCTTCTGTTTGGCTTTGAGTTCTTTTTTTAAGAGCTTTCAAATCTTTTAAGATACCTTTCATTTGACCCTCAATAGCCAAAATCATATCTTCATCGCTCATATTTTCAACTCCTTTCTATTAAAATCTTGCCCAATTATTATATTCATATTGGACTTTATTGTTAATTTCTTTCTTTGTTAATTTTTTAATTGTTTTCTTTTCTTCTTTCTTGAATACTTTCTCATACGCAGGGAAGTCATTTTTCTTTCCTTTAGAGAACGCATTTCCTAATGAAGTTGAATGTGCTATAAAATTCATATTCCCATTAAGCCATGAATTATATTTTATGTATTCTGTCTGTTGTTGTTGTTCCATTTCCAACTTCTTCATAAAAGAAATTCGGTATGACCAATATAGTTGAGGGTCATCTTCCCAAAACTCTTCACTAGTCATACCGAACATTATTGCACTAGGGAATAGTTCATTAAGATAAAAGTCAGTGTATGAACTATATGTTTCACTAGAGTTCTCTTCTACTTCTTCTTTGGGCGTAGTGCAGTTAAGTTTTTTAATTCTGTTTTTGATATTTTATCTATATTCATGTCTTCTATCATTTGTTGTGCTAATTGAATTAATTGAACTTCACCATATTCTTCACAAGCTTTATCGTATAACTCATTTACTTGAGCTAAACTTAATTTATGTTCAGTATATAGCATTATCCAATATAGTTTTCTAAAAGTCTTTGATATTATTTCACTATCATTTAACTCTTCATTTACTGCTTCAAATGGGTTTGTATCATCTGTAATTTCGTTGCTTACGTTAGCATATTTTGTTCCCATTTCTTGAAGTTTAGCATTTTCTTCTCTACTATATCTCTCCCACGACACTAGTCCTTGTCTATTCAAAAATAAAGTGTATTCAACCCCTGAAATCTCTATTCTTTCTTTACTAATTTCGTTCATGATTTTCTATTCCTTTCGTTTATTTTAAATTATTCGCTAATCTGCAGATAATACAGTTACGGCGATACTTCTATATGAAGTTGCTTCACCCTCAGCAGATACTGTAAGTTCTATCATTGTTTGACCTGCAGCAACACCTGTGATAGTTAATTTACCAGCAGAATAAGCCGCAGTGGCAACACTAGCACTTGAACTTGTAGCAGTAATAGTAGCATTGGGGCTTGTTTCAAGAGCAAGTTCATACTTTTCAGTTCCTACTAAAGTTACATCACTTAGTGGAGTTTCAATTATAGCAGTTTTCTTCATTATAGTACTTGCCATTTCAATTGGGTCTTCTTCAGCATTTGAAACTGTAATGTAGATAGTTCCTTGTTGAACACCATCAACACTTAAACCACTTCTTGCAAAATTTAGAGTACCACTGAATTTAATACCATTGTCCTCTCCATCTCTTTCTAAGAATGCTTTAGCCTTTCCTTTAACTTTCTTTAAAGCTCTGATATTGTCTCTGTGCCAGTTAAATGTATAAGTTTTTTGGTCTAATGTTTGTAATCCCTCACATTGTGTAACCATTTTATCACTAAGTACAGTCTTGTCTTGTGTGCTTGGTGCACCAGCTGTTTCAGGCATATCAATTACTGGTATTAGTAATGAATAAAACCCATCAGCTCCTTGAATGTTTAATGAAGAACCTTTACTTATTAAACCTTTGTCAGTATAATATCTTTCGTTCATTTTTTCTCCTCCTATATTATTCTATTATTCCAACTCTGTTGAGTTGCATTAAATATCATTATATGTCTCTTGACATTGATATCTATATATTCTCCTCTTTGACTAGTGGTTCTAATAAAACCAACGTTTCTAAAGAATTTTGCTGTTAATTCTTTTAATTCATTTATTACGACCCTAGAATGATATGTTGTATTGCCTATAACAACATCTTTAGTATATATTTCTACTTGATATGTTAAATCATCTCCATACTCCATTTTATTCAGTGCCATAAGATTTGTATTATCAACATTATTTGCTTCTTTAAAAATTATTGTGGGAAAATTAGAAAATGACTGGGGAGTATCAGGAAGTACAAGTAATTTATCTTTAAAGACCGAATTAGCCTTTATAAATGAGTTATACTCTTTTAATAATCCTACTTCTAAATTCATTTTATACACCTCACAGTCATCATTTTATCTTACTTCTAACATATTCTGTAATCCATCTTCTAGCGTTCTTTTTAACTCTAATAGCAAGCTCATTGAAGATTAATCTACCAGCAAAGCCATTAGTCCAAATTATATTTCCATTTTCATCAGTGTAGTACCAACCTCTATATCCGTGATTATTAACATCATATTCCCATTCGTCATTACGAAGAGGGGAACCCTCAGGGACTACAGTAAAGTTAGCACCAGTATAACCTATTCCATATTCTACTATCTTAGCAAGGCTAAGTTGAGCAGGATATTTGGCTTTGGTTGTCTCACTCATGTTTTTAGATGAAATATCAATTTTACTATCATTGAATATATATATCGTACTCCCCTCAATTTTGTATTGATGTCTACTAGCATAATAGCTAGTATCTATATTTTCTTTACCGTATGAAGAAAGTTTTTGAAGTGTTATTTCATTTAGTGCTTTCATGCACCTTTCTGCAATATATTCATATAATTCTTTGCTAGATAGTATCTCCTCAATTTGAGCCAATTTACCCTCTAGTTTTTTGAAGCCAGCGACGGAAAATTTAACAGTATATGTAGCCATTAGTCTAAATCTTCTTTCTTATCTATCTTAAATTCCTTTTTTGGTTGAAACATAGGTTTTTTCTTTTCTTGTTTCTTCCAACCAATATTTAGATACATTGAAAGTAAGTTATTAGGGATAGTCATATCAATAAGTTTTCCCTCTTCATTGATTTTCTCAATTTTTATCATTTTTTCCATATTATTTCCTCCTTTATTTTACAAGTTTTAAGAAGTATAGTGATATGCTAGTATTTTGGTTTCTAACTGAGTAAATCCTATAATCAGCATTTTCTCCATTTTTGACTTCTCCATCTGGAGTTGTGTCTATGTAGACATTATCAAACTCTTTGAATTTGCCTATATACTTGGCTTTATCAATTATAACTGCTTTCATCATTGAATTAGCATTTTCACCAAATTCTCTTATCTCACTATCTTCGCTTATACCTTGCACATTAAATCTATATTTAATTGGCTTACCATAGATAACCTCTTGGTTTAAATATTCATCTTGTACAACGTCTAATTTCTTAGCGATGTATATATTACTTTTGTAATTAAGAATACTTCGTTTTTGTACATTATACATATCTATTCCTCCTTGCTTTTAGGTATACCTACTTTAGGAACAAGCATATTCATAAGGAACTCAGATAAACCATCAGTTTTTTTACCAAAGCTTAAACCATTTTCGTCATAGCTTGTAAAGCCTTGTTTATCTGCTAGATTATATAATTCTACACAACATCTAAGTTGCCAATTATAATATTTTTTTGGAAGTGGAAATTCACTATAATCTTCGTAAGGATATAACACTTCTAAGGCAATTGACTTACTATCATCTAATAAATCTTTCAATACTTGTTCCCAAGTATTAGTATCGCCAAATATATCCTCATCAAAAGTTATTCTTTCTTTTAATTTTGGTAATTGAATACTTAATTCTTCTTCTGTCATGTTATATCCTCCTTAGATTTGTTTTAATTAACCTCTTGAAATTATTCTTACAAGTGGAACTAATTTTGGGTCAATATATACTTTGTTTGAAGTATCATTGTTGTTAGCAAGTTCCCAGTTTGCACCCTTTTCAAAATCAGTATTTAATGGTGATTTCTTAGTATTATCTTTATAAGAAATTAGATAAGGAACTATCATATATCTTATTCTTGAAATTAAATCAGTATGTCCACCTTTTTCTTTAGCATTTCTATCTAATTCAACAGGGGTAACAGTACCCATATCTTCAAATTCAAAGAAGTTAGATTTCATTGCATAAGATGTATAATTTGTTGCAGGAACTACATAACTACCAGCAGCGACATCAGCAGGTTTGAAAGCAGCTTTATTAACGTCTGATAATTTGATTTCTCCAGCACCAGGTGTTTCACTATTAGCAACAACTTTTAATGCACCAGGAGTGCTTTCAGTTGCACTATCAAATCCATTTTCTGTAGGCATATCATCATCAACGATAACTGTTCTACCATTCCATGTTCCAATATTTAAATCTTTTGTAATTCCTCTGTCATCAGTATATTTGTTGTATTCGATTAAATTTAATCCCTCTAAGTTAGTACTTACTGCACTGTGCATAAAGATTAAACTTAAATCTGCTTTGAAGTCTCCTAAAGCCTTTTGTGCTGCTCTATTAAGACTATCTGCACCTAAGTTACCAGTAATTTGGTAAGTGTGCTTATTTACGAAATCATTAGAACCTGTCATTGAGAAAATACCTTTAAGCATAGATAATACAGTTGCTTGTCTCTTTTCCTCCCAGTATTCTTTAATTTCACTTGCTTCAGCCATGAAGTTTTTACCTGTAATTTCACTTACATAGTCATATTCTCCCCATGCGTTTGCTCTACCATAGCATATTTTACCTTGATAGAAAGTGTCTCTTGATGTTGAAGTGATGTCTGTTTCACCATCATAGTTTACTTCTTCTCCACCAATTCTTCCATAGATTGGTTCTACTTGATAGAAACCACCAGTTTGGCTACTTTGTTTTGCTTTATACTTATTAACATTTTGGAATATTGCACTTCCAATTAAAGCATTTTTCTTAGTACTTGGAACTGTTCTTAAATAAGTTTCAAATACTTCTTCGTTGAATATCTTTCCACGATATTTTTGCATAATTTTCTCCTCCTATTTTATATTATTGTAAATTTTGAATTGCTTCAGGGTTTTCATTTACGAACTTTATCTGTTCTTCATTAGTCATTTTATAGAACTTATCTAAAGTCATAACCCCGTCGTCTTGTTGAGGTACGTTAGTAGTCTCAGGTTTAACATTAAGATTAGTTATACTTTCTCTAGTTTGTTTTTCAACAGTATCTTTAAATGTTGTAAATCTATTTTTTAATAGGTTTGCATTATTTATAGTTGCCTGTTCGTCTTCACTTACTAAAGTATCTATTAAGCTTTCTTCAATATCTAATCCAGATAAGATTTCTTTTGCTTTAGCCTTATTAACAATAATCTTTGAATTTCTTAAGTTTGTTTCTGCTTCTTTTTTCATGGCTTCAACCTTTTCTTGTTCAGTCATGTTTGCTTTGTTCATCTCATCTAATTGATGTTGAGCAGCATTATACTTAGTTACATATTCATCTTTTGTTAATACTTCGCTTTGCAAATCAGCTATTTGCTTATCTTTATCCTTTGACACTGAATGTAAAGTGTTTAAGATATCAGTAACTTGTTCCTCTGTGTATCCTTTCGCTAATAAATCCTCACGTTTCATAACATCATCTCCTTTTCACTACAGTAATTTTACGGTTTACCAACCTTGAATTGAGATTTATTTATATTTACATTGATAACGCTCAATGTTAAGCACTTATTTGGCACAGGTTCTAGGTTATGCTCCCAGTACTTTGGTTTTGGAGACCAATGTTTTTCTGATTAAACTAAACCCATAGGTAAGGGCTTATTGCCCTTGTATTTCTTTTTGTTCTATATTTTTCATTTTATTTTCTTGATTATCTGTTACATCATTGTCATCTACATTTTTACTTGTATCTTGTGGCATGGTATTTTGAGAACCAGTTTGCGATACTTGTTTACCAAATAATTTGTTTTGAGCTTCAGTAACTGCGTTACTATCACTAAACAAGTTAACAATACTATTAGCAAATTCTCTAGGAATATCACAAGCGTATAAGTTCATTAAACCTTGTGTCTTAACAAGTAAGTTATCAGACATATCTCTTTGGAATTTAGCGTCAATATCAACTACTTTTAAGTTTGTTATTCCACTACCAGCAGTATCTCTACATATCTTAAGAATAACTTTAAGTGAGTTAATATCAGCCATCTTGAACATTGTTTCATCTGCTTCGGCTCTTATACCAGCAGAAGTGAACCCTTGTCCTGTAAGTTTTGCCTTACCAGTATCACCACTTGTAACTGTACCGTTATCGGTAGCAAGTGGAACTCCTAAGATTTGGAATAATGAAGTTAATAATCTAGTGTAATATGTTTGAGTATCAGTAGCATTTAATCTACCTTGTAACAAGTCTACACTTGCTTTCATTTGGTCGGTAGACTTAATAGATACTGCACCCAACTTTTTCATACCTTTTAAGCCCTCTTCATCTATTTCGGCATTTGTAAATACCATAATAGCATTAACAAATTGTTCCATATCATCTTTATCAAGGCTTTCTAAGTAGTTAATATCATCAAATAGGTCTTTACCTATTTCTATCATTGATATTCTGCCTCTATTAAGGTAATATTCTGTTATAATATGTTCTCCCCATAAAAGTGGTATTGGTTTACCCTCTCTTTTTAATGCCCCACTCTTAGTACTATAAGTTATCTTCATGTTTCTTAAATATACATCATATTGCATATAAGAAACTGGTTTAGTAACTATTTCCTTGTTTTCTGGGTCAATATTTGGGAAGTATTGCATTGGTGTTTCTATATAAGCAAATAATTGCTCATTACCTAATGCACTTGAATAAACAACTTCTGTATGTTCAGCAGGACAATTTATAATCTCAAATGGCGCTTCATCTTCACTACCTAATGGGTCTTTGTTTACATATCTAAAACCTCTACCACAAGTTAATACATCTTCATACAATAATAAGTCTTTAGTTTGTTTGTTTTCATATCTAACGTATTGGTTCAATTTAGATATTTCTGCTCCACCTGCGTCATTTAATTGAACATATTGAATAGGTTTCCCTAACAAGAATGATTTTTTAAACTCAGTTAAAGCATAAACCCAGTTTTCAGTTGTCTTGTTGTTTATTTCTTCTCTAGTATATTTTACTTTGTTTTTAATATCTTGGTCTCCTAGTAGGTATCTTTTAAGATAAATTGTGTCATTTTTATTTTGTTCATGAAATTGTTCAGCATTTTTTAATACTTCAATTATCATTTCATCTCTTTTTTTAGGAGTTGCATTTAATAATTGTTCTTCTGTGAAATTTCCAAGTATTGTAATCCTACCAAAAGTTTTTTGCATAATTCCACCTACCTTTATAACCTGTACCAATTATACTACAAATGTAAATCATTTGTCAAATCGTTGTAAAACAAATGAAAAAAGACCTTAAAAAGGTCTAATCATAGGTATTGCTTTAGGTGTATAAGAACCACCATCAATTATTTCGTGTGTGAACATACCACAACTATCTGGTGCGTCATCGTTAGGGTTCGTACCAGTATTATTGTAAAGAGTTAAGTTATTCATAAATTGCCCCATTTCACTTTGCACACCAATATTATCTTGTTGTGGGAACACTAATTTTCTAATAATGTTACCCTTTTCAAGTTCTATTCTTGCTTTTTTATTTTCACAATTATATTTCTCTCTTATTTGACAATAGCCAACATTATTTGCTTTTAATATTTTCTCTATGTTTTGTTTCAATTCACTTGTAACATTACTTTCTATTACTAATTCAATGATATGATGTTCCATAATCTTCTCTGCTACTTGATAATACATATCTTTAGTTGCAGTTCTTGTAAATAAGCAGTCTTTTAAATAATAATCATATCCATTCTCATTTGGAACTTTAATAAAAATAGGCATTGCAAAGAAGTCTTTACCACTCTTTCTTGTTGCGTCTATTACTGCATAACCCCCCATGAAATCCGTTTTTGGAATAGTCTCATAAGTTCTTAGTTTGCTATAACTAAAGAATAAAGCGTCAGGGTCTGTAGGTCTTTGTTGAAAGTTGGTTTCCCAGAGATATTCTTCCATAGCAGATTTTTCCAATAACAATTCTTTTGTTGTTTTTAACTCTGGGCAAGTAGACAAACCTGTTTCATAATCTAATGCTGGAACTTGAATAATAACAACACTACCATCTTCACTAATCCATGTATATTTAAATGTAGGGTGTTTTTTAAATTTATGTCTCTTCTTTTGCAATTTAATTAATAAAGCGATGAAGTCCCCACTAGCCCACAATGTACCAGTAACGACTACTTTAGGTATCATATTTTGAACGAAACGTTTGCTCCATACAGTTAAATGTTTATTTAAATAATACTCATTAAGATTTTGGCTCATTGCTTCTTTATAATCGGCATATAAGTCATCAATATGTATTCTTTGGCTTGCTCTGACACCTACAACATTACTTTGAACTGTCTTAGCATAATAACTAGATACAAGTTTGCATTGTTTTAATTTCCAATTACTCTCGGTTTCTTTTAAAAAGTAATTTTTTTTATCTTCGTTCCAAGCCATTTCAGGGAATACCTCTCCAAACCATTCACTTTTCATTTCATCAATTACAACTCTACTACCACCTTTAACAACATCTTCATTTGAACAAAGAGACAATACAGTACCTGATGGGTCTCTTCCAAAAGCCCATGCTTCACTTATCTTTTCTGGAAATGTTTTCCCGTAACCACTAGGCATATTTGCTATAACTAAATGAACATTAGGGTTTGTTACTATCTGTTCTAAGTAATAAATATATCCTCTCATTATTTCATATCTAGGTGCAAAAAACCTTTCTGATGGAGTATCTTCCCATTCCCTATATATGAAATAACTTTCAAGTGATGTTCTGGCACTCATTCTATAAGCATTTTTAAGATATTTCATATATTCTATTGCTCTAGTACCATCTTTATCAAGTTTAACAACTAAGTTTAACAATGGTATATATCTCATAGTACTTAATCTACTACATTTTTCTGGGTTTAAATCATAAAATTTGTTGAAAAGCACATTCATATCGTCCATGATGTTTTTTAAATCTTGAAATGGTAGTTTTTTCTTATTCTTGCTATCAAAGTTTTTATCTAATAGTTCAAAATACTTAAGAATATAATCTAGGACTTGTTTCTCATTTAACTCTTGTTGCATATTAGTCCCCCTTTTTCTCTATGAAATCCTTGTATTTCTCCAAGTTAGCATTAATTCTATCAGTATTAACAACTTCTTTATAGGTAATATTTACATTTGGTTGTACTTTCTCAACCATTTCATGTTGGGCTTTTAGTTTGAATATAGTGCTTTTTTCCCTGACTTGACCCATCTGAGACATAGTTAAGTTATCATCTCCTAATTGGTCATAGATTTTTTCAACCACATTACGCATTTCAATGTCACTAGAGTTCTTATATTCTCTTAAAGTTTGATAAGAAATGCCTGCTAATTTACAAAATGACAACAAACTAGGTGGGTAATTCCCTATCTTATCGTTTATTTCACTTATTAAATAGTTGTAATATTCAAACACTATGCCTAATTTTTCTGCATTATAAATAGGCACTTTGTTATGTAAAGGACATATACTCTTAAAGAAGTAATTAGATATTACTATAGGTTTTACTTCTACGTAAGTATCTATTATGTCCCCCTCTTTATCGTAGATAAATTTTTCATGTTTACTAGCATAATCTATCATTTCATTAACTTTTTCTTCTTTAAGTGTGTCTATTGCTTTTGTTATATCGTTTATTGTTCCATTAACATAAAATTCTTCAAGTTCTCTAACTGCTATTTTATTTTGTTGTCTTATTGCTTGATTTTTGTCTTTCAATTCATTCATAAAAGCCTCCTCTTATAAAATCATACCATAAAAGGCTTGCTTTGACAAGTTTGAGGGGAAATGATACAATTACACTAGGAGGATAAAGTTTATGCAAAATACCCCATTAAAAATCGTTGTAGAGGTCATTCCAAGAAGTAAAAAGAACTCACAAGAGATAATATTCAATAAAAGAACTGGTAGAAGAATGGTAATTCAAAATAAAAGGTACACAGAATTTGAAAAGGACTGTAAATGGTTCATGCCAAAACTAGAGAAACCAATAAACTACCCAATTAACTTAAGTTGCCATTTTTATGTAAATGACGCTAGAAGAAGAGACATAGCAAACTACCTAGAAGCTATACAAGATATTTTAGTTAAATACAAAGTAATAGAAGATGATAATTATAGCATAATAGCTTCACTAGATGGTTGTAAAATGGAAATAGATAGGACTAACCCACGTTGTGAAATTGAAATAACAAAAAAAGAGACTAATTAAAGCCTCTTTTTTTCGTAAGACGGTGTGATAATTACCACAAATAATGAAAAATTGCAAGGGGAGTTGTACGCCCCTTGATAAATTGATTTAGGTATTCTTCACACTAATAGAACATAACCAAATTTTCTCAGCCAATAGGAAGTAAAAGTCCTCGTAGGGAGCGACCCTATGTCCTCTTTTACCAAGTTAAACCTATAGTAAATCTCTCTTACCCACTTTCACACACACTAGGAAATTCTATATTGTTTACTCGCACGCAAACCATTTTAGCATTCATTCTTCATTTTCGGGTGTAGATTTGTGCTACTCGTACCAGTTTCTAGTGTTATACTCCTGTCACCAGGTATCAACTACACATTGGTTTATTGGTTTCCTGCCTAGCCTTTATGCACCACACATAATAGCATATTCGCAGTGTACTCAGTGTATGCTTGTACATACCTTTTCCTGATTACCAACCACTAGTCCTGTGCCTTAAATTCTCTTATGCCCTACTACTATTATCTCTTTCCACACTTTGGTGTCTCAACAATAATATTACTATTATCGTACACATAATCCCTCAAAAAATCTCTCTTCTAAGTAATACGAACGAGATAATATCCTTACCACATTGTGTTGTAGTCTTTCATAAGGTTCTAAATCAATTTATCAAAGAGCGTTCCTTACGACCAATAAGGAACTCCATGTTCATTGTTATTCACATTGGGTGTTGAATGTCAATGTCAGTGCTTACGACATTTTAATAAGCACCATAGAATGAATATATAGGCAAGCAATACTACTACCCAACTTTTCGTATTCACTCTATGCTACTTATTAGTAGCACATTTTTTTAAAACAAAGTCCACATATATTTAAATAATGTCCTAATGGACATCGTAGGAATAGTGTGTGCTAGATGATGGTTTCGACGCTATCTAACATTAGCAGCCAATTCCAATACACTATCCCTACGACACCTATTAGGTGTCTGAGGTTACATATACATTGCTACAGCCTTAGCAATATACTCTTCCGAGTACATATTAAGTATATCACAAGTCCTTTTTATTGTCAACACAATTTTCACTATTTTTTATCAAAAACAAAGGGTCATTTAAGAACTCCCAAATAGCGTCCAAATCCATCACACTTATGTTGCAATGACTATAAACGTACCATTTATACATTGTTTTATATTTTAAACCCTTATAAAGCTTTTTTATAGCCCATTTATCTTGCCAAAAGTCTTTTCTAGTGTAAAAACGCATTCCATCTCGTATAAATCTGCATTCCATGTACTCTTCTTTTGTCATAATTTTATCCTTTCTTTAACATATTCTCTTCTAATCAACAAATGTCCTTTTTTAGTATAATCGTGGTCGTGTTCTCTTTCAAAATATAATAGCAAATCTCTAATTTTCTTTAAATTCTCTATATCTACTCTTCTTTTAATGTTTTCATCAATTAATTCGCTTGTTATCAAATAAAATATTTCAGGGTCAACCAAATTTATGCGGTGCAAGTAATCGTGACTGGTGTTCTGCCTAAGTACTGCTCCGTTTTCAAATGTCATAGGTCCACCATCTTTATTTGCTATAATCATGTGATGATATGAAAGTTGTTTTGTATTGTTAAATGTGTACCCCATCTGGTCGTAGCCTAACTTATTCAATTTGAAAGTCTTTATCATTTCTCTAGTGATTTCTTTCATATTCAGACACCATATCTTTCAACTTTTCTTTTCTTTTGTTAGAAGAATATTCTCTGCCTTTTGCACAATAAGGACACGAACCATGATTTCTACACGTTGGGTCTATTCTTTTAACGCCATAATATGGTTTTCTCTTCTCTTTACCATGCTCTATCGCTTTTTCAAAACTCATTATCTTTTCCTCCTGCTTAGCCCAATTTAAAAGACACAAAAAACTTGTGCCTAAAAGAGTTAAAATTATAAATAGTATACTTATTATTGTTTCCATACTATCACCTAAGTATAGTATATCACATTTTTAAACAAAATAAAAGAGGTTATTTTACGCCCATTCTTTCTTTAAAAGTATCGTAATATTTCCAAAGAAAATGTTGTATATCTTCAACAATGGGTTTTGCCTCCTCTATAATTGTGTGGTCATCAGTCCAAAATGTTATTTCTTCATCACCAATGTCAAATACATTCTCGTGGTCACCATTTTCATCTTCTTTGCTCCACACATACACTCCATAAGCCTTTACCTTGTCAATATCATAATATGGTCGCAATTTATAGGCTTTTTCTCTTAAAGTTTCAAAATACCAGTCGTGAAATTCTTCATCATTCATTTTAATCTTCTCTTTTTTCATCGTTATCACCCTCTAATATTTTTAGCATTTCTTGTTGGAACTCAGGGTCTAATACTTCTCCCCAACAATGTAGTTTTTCTATGGCTTTGGTTATTCTTTTTGATAAATCTATAATAATTTCTTGATTATGCCTATTTTCTTTCTCATACCATTGTATTATTTTTGCTTGTTTGTTTACTTCTTCTTCTAATCTTTTTATTGTATTTTCTAATTCTATATTCATACTTATTCTCCTTTACTTTCTAAATACTTATTAAAAACATAACCAGGCATTTTCATATCGTCCATACTACTTGACAAAATATGTTGTCTATATTCTTCCCAAGCCTTTCCAAACCATTCTTCTTTTCCAAATTGCTTTATGAAATCTTCTAATATTTCACAAACACAACCTGGTAAATCATTATAAAAATCTTTATTCATGCTTATTCTCCTATATTTTCGTGTAAAATGTTTAAATCATTCCCATCACCATCTTTGTAAACAGGTTTCTTATCATCACTATTTAATGCTCTATCTACAAATATTGTTACTTCATCTATAAGCCCTTTTAAGCCCTCTACTGTGTTAAAACCATCATAATCAAATATTAACCCATATATCAGCTCTAAATAAGCGTCTTTTATCTCTATTTCCCTTTGTAAAACCATAGGAAGTTCTGCATATTCTCCATCTGGACATTTTATATATAATTCACTTGATTTCTTTACCATTCTTTTACTCCTAAATATCTAATTTTACCATTATTGTCTTTAAACACGTTCCCTTTGTCTATTGCATAATCATGTTTACTATCAACTATATCTAAACAATTATTTATAACTAAATTTACTATTTTTGTTTTTTCTTCATATACAATAATATTATATCCAAATATAATTTTTATTGCTAATTTTAATCTTTGTTTAAATTCGTGTAATTTCATTACTTATCATCTCCTATTCTTTCTAATTGTCTCTCTATCTTTTGTTCTTTTATCTTTTGTATATTGTTTTCGTCTAGGTGATAATATTCCTTAAATTGTTCTAACATCATTGTTAAATCTGCATATTCTTCTTCAATGTGTTCTTTGCTACCAATTAATTCAGTTAATGGGATTTCATATTCTATTGTTTCTTTTAAATCATAATTTATTACTGCTTCTATAAATTCAAACATTTCCGTTTGCATATACTTTAATTGTGGTATTACACCATAATATTCTATTATTTGCTTTTCTTTCTCTTTCATTCTAACACCTCATTTAATATATCTAATAATTTAGTTAAACTTGACTTGTTATAAAACTCCAAATATTCATATTCTGGTGGTTCTAATCTACTATGTTCCTCTATATATTCTATTGCTTTATCAATTCCTTTTTTTAGCCGATAATTTTCATCTAATAGGCTGATGTCATTTATATTATGTTCTTCTCTTAATTTACAATTCTCAGCGTAAATTCTATCATAATTTTCTTGCAATTTACGATGTTCTTCTTCATCAAAGCAATGTGTAGTCCCTTTTAATTGTGATTTTAATTCTTGATTTTCTTCTAAAATAGGACTTACAATTTCATTAACTGTTGCATACATAAGTTTTCCATTGTTTGAATTAATATCAAATACCTTTGTATCTTCTCTTGTTTCGTAAGTATATTCACTAGCCAATTTTTCATATGTATCGTGAAATTTTTTTGTTATTTCTAATATTTCTTTATTCATTACTATCACTTCCTTGTTCTAGTTCTTGTATTTTATTTTTCATATCGGTAAAACATAATCTCCCTCCAATATAATCTTTTTCATTCGTATAATAATCATAGTATTTGTTAACCCATTCTTTTAACTTGTTCCAATTATTCTTTAAACTTCTTGCATATGATTTAACATCATCAAATAATGTGTCTTCATCTAGTCCTAGTGTTTGTGTTATATCTTCCATTTCTAGTCTAAATGTTTCTTCATTTGTTTGAGCTACTAATAATTGTTCTTTTAGTTGTTTGTTTTCTTGTTGTAATTGTTCTATGCAACATAAATGATATTTTTTATTATTTATAGTTATAAATTGTCCTATGTTTTCATTATTACATATACAACATTTCATTACTGATTTATTCATTCTGACACCTCTATAAATTTAAACGTTACTTTATATTCATTCATTTTATTCTATCTCAAACTCCTTTCTTAAATTCCATTTATTATATAAGGTCTTATGAACGCATTAAACATTTTTTTAACTTCATCATCAAACACTAGCCTTTCCCCATCTCTTTTAATAAAATATGTTTTTCTTTTGCTTTTATTTCCTGCTGGTGTTATATGTTTTTCAATGCTATACATTATTTGGTATATAATGCCATCTTTTAACTTCACTTTCCAATAAAAGTAGCCATCTTGAATGCCTAATGTAAAAGTATCTATATCACTTATTCGTAGCATTCTTATTCCCCTTTCAAAATCTTCAAATAATCTTGTAAAAAATAAATTAGTAACTTTCTATAATCCAACTTCTCATTTGTATAAAATTCTGGGTTCCAAGTGGCTTCATCATTTAATAAAATATGTTCATATAATTCATGCTCTATATCTCTAACTACTTTATTTATTCTTTCTTCATATATTGCTATTTGTCTTTCTAAATACATTACTTTATCTTTTTCCTTTACCATAATTACTCACCATACTCCTCTCTTATATCGCACTCTTCTCGATTTTCTAATTCCTTTATCTCCTCTTTTTGATGGTCTATTATATTTAGCAAATCTTCTATTATTAGGTTCTTTTCTTTAGCAAAATCATACTCTGTCAATGTAACATTTGCCACTCTTTCCTTTAATTTGCTCTTTTTGTTAAATGTTATGCCCATCTCTCTTATGATATAGTCCGTAATAACGTCCAAATTATCCTCTAATTGGTCATACACATCTATTTTCTCATATTTGCTTAAATCTTTCTCATGTAAGTCCCCTACAGATACCTCATATTCTCTCTTACACCAATACCTATACATGAACTCGCCCTCTAAGCATTCCTTAAATTGTAGCCTATCCTTGATTTTGCCCTTTTTAACCATGTCTTGTAGCCTTTTTAATATATCTTCTTGTATTACATTGGTGTTTCTTATCTCCCTTGCATTTAAATCATAATACATTGCATAATATTTAATCTCTCTACTCATTTTTCTTCCTCTCTTTCTCTAACTTATTATAAAACTTCTCTAATGCTCTAAATTCTTTAATTGTAGTCCCAAATACTTCAAAATACATCATGTTATAGCATATATCTAGTCTAAAAAACCTCCCATCATACAAGTTATCCATTGGGTCTCCTGTTGTATTCTTTGTGTCAAATAATCCTCCATTTGCTTGGCTATAAAACTCCTTTATTAGGTTCTTTACTATTTGAAACTCTTCTTCCCTCGTTGTAACATTATTCTCTAGCTCATCTATGGCTTTCTCTAACACGTTTTTTAACCCCTTTAACTGCACTAAAACTGCTTTGGGATTATTTTCCATTTCCTTTAACAAATATACCCTCTCTGGTATATTAAGGCTCTCATCTTGCATTATATCTGCTTTGATTACTCTCTTCGCTATCTCTATATTGCTCATTGCTATTCTCATATTATTTCCTCCTTAATTCTTCCTTTAATTTCTTGATTTCGTCTCTCAATTGTACATTTTCAAACTCTTGCCACACTTTATCCCTTTCTGCCAGTTTTATCTTCTGTTCGTACTTCTCTTCTATTTCCCATATAAGATTTTCCAGAAAATAAAATATTAAACCCCAATTGCATGCACAAAACACTATTAACGATATTATAAACATTATTCTCATATCATTATACCTCCCTTTAATTATGTCTCTATTTTACCATCTATTATCTAAAATGTCAATACATTTATATAAAAAAAGAAAGGAGACCATTTAGTCTCTTAAAATGTGAACAACGAATTAAAAAGATAACATCTAATTAACTCCGAGTAGTCATCCTCGCATTTCGTGCCTTATAAGCACCACAGGATAGACAAGTATCTTTACACGTACCGTTTCTTATGTGTCGTATCTTTACACGTTTCTTATCTACCCTATGCTGCCTATAGCAGCTTATAAAAAGTGATAAATTAGATTTAAATTTATAACCTCTCGGTTACATACTCTATTATATTACTTCTTTCTTGCTTTGTCAATACTACTATTCAATATAATCGTCATATATCATCATCATATCTTCATAAATTATTATGCTGTATTCCTTTTTTACTAGCTCCATTAATTCTTCTAATGTGTTTATCTTTATGTACCAATTATAACTTCCATCTTTATCATATTTTTTGTATGCTTTCTCTGTTGGTGGTGTGACAGCACTTTCACCATACCCATCACTCGCTCTATATATTTCAATTTCCATGCCTATTCCCTCCATCTATTCATATTTTATCTTTTATTCCTCGTTTTGTCAATACGTCGTTTCTCGAGTTTAGTTATACCTCGTCTACAAAATTCTTTATATCATCTAATATTACTTCGTTTTGCTTATCTGTATATTCAATTCCCACTCTCTCTACATGATACCATTGATTATCTAATTTATTTTTGGTTCTTGATGTTTTCGTTTTTGCTTGTTTACATATGCTATCGTACATTTGCTTAACACTTCTCCCCATAAATTCTGCTAGTTCTTCATAACCATCTAATTGTTTAATATATCCCCCATCTAAATCATAAATATTAAATAAAATTTTAGTTTTAACCTTTGGAATTAATCTATGATATTTAGGTAATTTTAATATTTCATCTAATGTAAGCCCATGTTTTAACATTCTTTGCCTTACTTGTTCAGTATTCTTTCCTGCTTTTTCTATCCTTTCTACATCTTCTAATGTAAATCTAGTCGTTCTCTTATTCCTATTTTGAATTTCATTGGTTACCCATCTACAGTTATCAGGTGAATATCCCTTGCCATTGTCAATTCTATCTATTGATAATAAATTCCTACCTTTTTCATCTAATTCTTCTTTATACCCATTTTCTATTGCCCAATTATAGAAGTTCATGAAATCATCTAACCACTCTTGGCATATTGTTATTCCTCTATTTCCGTAATTTACATAATTTGTGCTTTTTTTATTATAACACCTCTCTTTCATTCCTAACCACACATTAAATATCTTAGTCCCAGATAGTCCATGTTTCTCTCTACCCTCTAAATTCTTTATTCTGCTTTCTTTTAATACACACCCACACGACATAGTCTTGCCTATGGTTAAATTGGTGTATTGGGTCTCTTTCGTTCCTCCACAGTCACATTTACATATTGCTATCACTTTCTTCCCTTTCTCTTTCTTATAACCTACTATTGTTAGTTTTCCATATCTTTCACCTATTATTTCTTCATAATTTTTTCTCTTCATATTCCTCTCCTTTCACTTCTATTATATCATATTAGGTTACCCCCTACAATAGTTTAATATTCTAAAGTATGATTTCTTGTTAGAGTTATTTGAATGGGTAACAAACAAGTTTTTGATATTCCTAAAGTGGGTATCGGTGGGTGTCAACTTCCATTATTGATATAATATTAAACCTTAAAAGTGTCAAGTTTTTGTCAATTATTTGTACTTAATAAAATACAAGTAATCTCTAATCTAACAAGTGTAACAAATACACAAAAAAAAG